AGAAGTTATAGGTATAGATGGTCATTTTGATTTTGAAGCTAATACTGAATTAAGTAGGTATATGTTATATACAGCTGGCTTTAATCACTTATCTAAACTATCCTTAGAGGATCCTTTTCATCAAGATATACTTCTTGAAAAAGCAGGAGCAGATTTTTTAACTGCTTGTGATAAAGCAATAGAATTCTTCCAGAGCAGAGAGGATTATGAAAAGTGCGCATTGATAAAGAAATTCAGTGACTTCACAAACTTTTCTCAAAATAAGTTGCCTTTGTAGTTTTTAGCTCCTACCTTACATACATGGGGTTTGGGAAAAAGGAGACAAGGGGACAAGAATAAGTTGGTTATTTAAAGAATAGTTATTATATTAAGTATATGAGATATAGAGACCAAGTAAATATCCAATTAGACATATTGGAGAATAATTTAAGATCATTAGAACAGATTGTTCAAACACAACAGCCAATTAAAGATTATTTAGATACTATTCAAAGAACTAAAGATGTTCTTGAAAGAGTTAAAGGACTTATTAGTATTGAACCAATCTCTAATCAAGAAATTTCGGCTTAATTATGAATCTATCGGCAGAACAACTCCAAGCGAATTGGGAGGAATTTTTAGGTTATATTGACCGTTACATTTCTTCTCCTAGGAAAGAATCATTAAGATCTTTTTATGAAGATAGAGTAGATAGGTTTATTATAATGCCTGCTGCTCACACTACTAAGTATCATAATTGTTTTCCTGGTGGTTATATCGAGCATGTTAATCGTGTTATCAAAGCATCTTTACATTTTGCAAAACTATGGGAGAAGTTTGGATGTGATATGACTACATTCACAATTGAGGAATTAGTTTTTGCAGCTATCAATCACGACTTAGGTAAAGTAGGAGACTCTGAAAACGATCTTTATCTCCCAGGTCAGGATGAATGGAGAAGGAAAAACTTAGGTGAAGTTTATACTTACAATACAGCAGTAGGTTTTATGACAGTACCAGATCGTTCTTTATTCTTACTTCAGGATGCAGGAATTAAATATACTTTAAACGAAATGATCGCTATCAGGACTCATGACGGTCTATATGATGACGCTAATAAACCTTATTTAATTTCTAGAATGCCAGAAAGTAAACCTAAATCAGCAATCGTTTATATTTTACACCAAGCAGACCTAATGGCTTCAGTAGTTGAGATGACAGTTAATCCAGTAGAACAACCTAAGTCAAAACAATTTACAATTTCAAAAGAAACAACAACTAAAAATCCAAACACACACCAACAAGCAGCTAAGAACAAAGCACTCTCAAATATTGGAAGTGAAGGCTTGAAAGGTGCTATGGATAATTTATTTAACTAAATATGACAATATTAATCACCTCTCTCATCATAGCAACTCTAGTATTAAGTTATACAACTTATAACCTACTACACAAGAATGAAAAGCAGGAAGACATTCTAGCTCAATACCTACAGTATTTAGATCAACTATCTAAAGTTATTGAACACAGTGATGCACGTCTTAAGAAGATTGATGCAAAAGAAACTTTCAAAAGCGATGATGAGATAGGCTGGTTTTTTGAAGAAATTAAGGTTATTCAAGAACGATTAAATAACTTTAAAATTATCGATGGAAGCGAAAAATAAAAACTACTTCACTCACGACACTGAACTTGCTATAATAAAATATACACAATCAGAGGATCAAGTAGAGAGGAATAAAATATACAGAGAAGAGATTCACTATGCATTATTCAAATTAACCCAGAATCTAATTCACACGTTTAAGTTTTACTACACAGAGGAAACAAATCTAGAAGATCTACAGCATGAAGTAATAACCTTCATACTTACTAAACTAGATAAATTTAATCCTTCAAATGGCGCTAAAGCTTATTCTTATTTTGGAACAATAGCAAAAAGATACCTAATTGCTTCCAATCAGAAAAACTACAAAAAAAGAATGGAGTTACTTTCTCTTGATAATTTAAATATTGAGCAGGAGGATGGTGAGTATGTTTACGGTGATGTCTTAGATGTTAATGGAATACAGACAGATAGCCAAGTAATACACCCAGTAGATGAAATATCAGAATTCCTAGACTTATACGTTGAGTACTGTACAGATAACATCTACGAACTATTCCCAAAACTTGAAGATGCAAAAATTGCAGATGCTATCCTTGATATATTTAGAAAGAAAGAGAGAATCTCTATCTTCAATAAGAAAGCCCTATACATATACATCAGAGAACAAGTAGACGTTAAGACCCCTAGAATAACAAAGATAGCAAATGATTTAGGGGAACTCTATAAAAAACACTACGTACATTATTTAGAGAACGGTTACGCTAATTTCTAAACCGTACCGCTTTCTATTTATAAAAAATAGACTACTTATGAGTTTAGATAAATTAATTTTCAAAAATAAAAAGTTTGTTGATCTCCTAGAAGAGATTTACGATAATCAAAAAAAGAAAGAAAAACAGATCTCAGCATTGATTTCTGAATTGAAACCTTTAATAGAAGATACCGGAGATGCTACCTTAATCGTTCCTTTGATTAAAGAATATTTAGAGATTGGAGTTAGGAATGATGATCAATTAGTTAAACTTGCAACTATTATTCAACGTATAATACAAAGCCAGGAAACAGGTACAGACTCTTTCGGTATCTCAGAGGAAGAAAGAGAGCAGTTGATGAAAGAAATCAACAACATTAAAGCGATTGGATAATGAATTTTGAAGTTGCAGTAGTTAAGGATATTGTCTTAAATGATACAAGTAAGTATTTCACTAACGTAGGGGAGTGGAATGGTATAGGTACTGTCTACTTTAAAAAAGTAAAAGGTAACAATTATAAATCAGAAGGGTTCGCTAAGCCGTACTTTTCAAACTTCAGCAACTACCCCCTCCTAGAAGAATTAGTTTATATCTTCTCACTCCCCTCCCCTGACATACAGACAAACAACTTCAAGGAAATTTACTATTACATAACTCCTCTAAATATTTGGAACAGTAATCACCATAACGGCATCCCTAATATCTTCGAAAATAAAAACTTGCCAGATTCACAAAAGAGAGATTATGTACAGACACAGGCAGGAGCAGTAAGAAGGGTTGAAGATGGGAGCTCTGATATTAACCTAGGGCAAACTTTTAAAGAGAGATCAAACATAAAACCAGTAAAAAAATTTGAAGGGGATGTTGTATTAGAGGGACGATTAGGTAATTCTATTAGATTAGGCTCCACAAATCAAATTGACTCTGCTCCACTAAATAACTGGTCTGAATTAGGATATTCTGGTGACCCTATTTTAATCCTACGTAATGGACAGGGAGATACAGGCTCAGTAGGTTTCTTACCGACAGAAGAAAATATAAATCAAGACCCTTCTTCAATATACTTAACATCAACTCAGAAAATACCATTCCAGGTAGCGAGCTCAAATTACCTTTCATATAAAGGAGATACACCAACACTACCGAATCAATACTCTGGTAAACAAATTTTAATTAATTCCGGCAGGTTAATTTTCAATTCATCAGAAGATCACTTATTACTTAGTTCTAAAAAAAGCATAAGTTTAAATTCAATCACAGGATTGAATATTGACACAAATAAAGTAACCTTCCAGACCGAGTATATTTACCTAGGTTCCAAATCCGCAACAGAACCACTAGTATTAGGGGATGCATTAGAAGCAGTTATCAAAGAGTTAATTTCTATCATACAGGACATAGCAGTTCAATCTGCAGTAGCAGCAAATTCCGGAGGACCTATACCAACTTTAAATCAAAAAGCACCAGGCTGGATTAATAGGTTAACTACAATTAACACATCTATTTTTAAATCTAAATATAACTTCACAGTATAATGACGCCGGAAGAATTAGAAAAACAGAGAAAGCAGGAAGCTGATAAGAGAGCAGCAGAGAAGCGTAAACTCGCTCTACAAGCAACTCTTGCAGCAGGTATCACCGTAGGTGCAGCAGCAGCTTCAGGTCCCCTAGATAGAATAAATCAAACGATAAATACTAAGATTGAAGCCTTAAAATCCAAAGCAGTTTCTTCCCTACTCTCACAAGCATCCAAACTAGGCATAACAGGACTTGAATCCGGTAATCCACAACTACCAGACTCATGTCCTTCCCCTGCAGTGTTAAGAGAAGTACTTGCAATTAGAGATGGTTTAAAATCAGATATAGAGCAAACAGCAAAGTACATCAATGTTATTAACATATCCTTAGGAGCATTATCACCGATATTAAACGGAACACTCAATACACTTTCTGCAATAAACATAGTAAAAACCGCTGCATCTTTAGCAAATAAATTTATACCTTTAGTCCCAGGAGCAGCAGTCGCTGTTTTAAACGACTTAGATGATATAAGGACAATACTAACTTTCGATACAGAAGGAAATCCAAGATTACCTAAACTAAAAAGAGCAATTCAGTTAGGATCCGAGTACGTAGCAGGTGCTGCAGTGATACTACAGACGATTCTTATACTGTTAGACATAATAGATTCCTTACTTAAGAAATGCGGTGAGACACCAAGCGAGATAGGTTCTGATGTAACTACATTACTAGATACAGTTAAACTTGCTGAGACCTCTAATATACAATCTACCTACCAAGGATTTACATTTGAAATCATAGAGAAACCATTCTCACCAACAGTAAACCGGAAAATAGCACAAGCTAAAAATTCTCAAGGGATCGTACTGCTACAAACAGAACCTTCTTTTACACAAAACCCTCAAGTACTTATTGAAGAACTGAAATTAATAATAAACAGAGATAATCTAAAAGCTAATTAAGAAATATTTATAAAAAATGGACATCAAGACATTAAAAAGACTTATCAAAGAAACTGTAAAAGAAGCGATTCAAGAGGAATTGAAAGACGTTTTATTAGAGGCTTTAAAAGCTCCTAAGGCAGTTCCTGTAGGTGTAGGCGGTTATGGGCAAGTAACAGAAACTTTAGTACAGCCAATCCCAACAGCACCTGCTGTAAACACCAGAGAAAAATATGCATCACTCCTCAGCGGTATGATGGATGGTAGGAATGGAAATCTAAACATGACTTCAAACGATGCAATGACATTCGGTGGAGGTCAAGAATTCGTACCACGCCCAGTAAACACAGCAGGAGAAGGATCTTCTCTACCTCCTGGAGAAGTAAACCTAAATCAAATAATGGGTCTAATGACTAAGAGATAATGGCATTTGGATTAGTTAAGATTGCCCCTATAGACCAGAATCCGAATAAAGCGGTTGGGGTATCTTTGCCTTTTAAAGCCAATGCAGTCTTCAAACCTACCTTCACCACTAAGGACGCTATTAGAAATAACTTAATTAATTTCTTGTTAACTGGACCACAGGAGAGGGTATTTAACCCAACCTTTGGGGCTGGTTTACGCAAATTTGTTTTTGAACAAATTACAACACTAGGGGTAGCAGAAATAGAAAACTATATAGGTAGTATTATAGAAAAATACTTTCCAAATATACAAGGAACCGTTAGCATACAAACCTCACCCGACTACAACACAATCTTCATTCAGATCAACTACAGTATAGTAAACACCGGGATGACAGATACACTAGAAATAAATTTAAACAATGGCTGAAAATAAAGACATAAAATACTTTAATAGGGACTTTGTAGGTTTAAAAAACCTACTGGTAGATTTTACTAAAACGTATTTCCCAAATACATATAACGACTTTAGTCCTACCTCCCCAGGTATGATGTTTATGGAAACATCCGCTTATGTTGGAGATGTACTATCCTTCTACCTTGACAATCAAATACAGGAGACATTCGTACAGTATGCAAAACAGGAGGAGAGTCTTTATAATTTAGCTTACATGCTAGGTTATAAACCAAAAGTAACTAAAACAGCGACAGTTAGTATTGATTTCTACCAACAGTTACCAGCTAAACTCTCAGGATCAACTTACATACCAGATTTCGATTATGCATTATACTTCCCTGAAAATACACAAGTTAGAAATGTAGGTGGCGGCTCAAATTTTCTAGTACAGGGTAACGTAGACTTTACTGTATCAAGTTCATTAGATCCAACAGAAATTTCCGTTTATCAAATATCAGCAGGCAATCCACAGTATTACTTACTTAAGAAAGCAAGAAAAGCAATTTCAGCAGAAATTCAAACACAGACATTCTCATTCGGAGCACCGCAATCATTCTCTACAGTTACTCTAACCGCCCCTAATATTATACAGGTATTAGACATAGTAGATTCTAATGGTAATACTTGGTATGAAGTTCCATACCTTGGACAAGAGATGGTATTTAACTCAATAAAAAATACCAACTCTAACGATCCAAATTCATATCAAGACACAGATGCACCGTACCTACTCCAGTTAGATAAAAAATCAAGACGTTTTGTAACACGTTTTAGATCAAATACTAACCTAGACATACAGTTTGGGGCAGGTACAACGGGGGATGTAGATGAAGCTATTACACCAGATGCGAATAATGTCGGTATAGGGTTACCGTATGAACAATCAAAATTAACAACAGCATTTGATCCAACAAACTTCTTATATACTGATACTTACGGTATAGCACCCGCTAACACTACATTAACAGTAAGGTATTTAACCGGAGGGGGCGTAGCTTCAAATATTGAAGCAGGTACATTAAATACTTTAAATACAGCAACCGGTATCTCTTTTATCGGTAATAACTTAAATTCTACAACTGCAAACTATATTTTCTCTACAATCGCTGTAAATAACACAAAAGCAGCGGATGGAGGAGCAGGTGGAGATACCTTAGAAGAAATTAGACAAAACACCCTAGTTGCATATCAATCACAATTAAGAAACGTTACCCCTAACGATTACTTAGTTAGAGCATTATCAATGCCTTCTAATTATGGATCTATTGCAAAAGCATTTGTAGAACCTACTAAAGCAAATCAAGTCACTATGCCGGGGGAAATCGCAAGCACATTAACCTTATATGTTTTAGGTTATAATGCAAGTAAATACCTAAGAACAATCTCCGATGCAGTTAAACAAAACCTATCAACTTATTTATCAGAATATAGAATGGTAGGAGATAGAGTAAATATAAAAGATGGCTTTATAATTAACATAGGGTTAGATTTTGAGGTAGTAGTTAGACCGAACTATAATAGTAATGAAGTACTAGTGAATTGCTTAACTGAATTAAAAAACTTCTTCAACATAGAAAAATGGCAATTTAACCAGCCTATTATACTAAAAGATATATCATTACTTCTAGATAAGGTACAAGGAGTGCAGACAGTTAAGTCTGTAACATTAAATAATAAATCAGGAGAGAGCTTAGGGTATTCAAAATATTCCTACGACTTAGCATCCGCAACACAAAACAATGTAGTATATCCTTCCTTAGACCCTTGTATTTTTGAAATAAGATACCCCGACACAGATATCAAAGGGAGAGTTGTACCTTTATAATATAACACAAAATGGCCGTATATAAAATATTCCCTACCGCAGACGCAACTATCTATTCCGGGTACCCTACAATGAACACAGGGTTAGATGAAATTTTAGAAGCATCTAGCAATTATAAAACCTCACAACTACAAGTAGACGGATCTTACCCTCAAGCTTCTAGATTCTTAATTAAATTTAATCAATCAGAAATACAATCTCTCTTTAGTTCGAAAGTAGGATCTGCAACCTGGCGAGCAGACTTAAAATGCTTTGTAGCAAATTCAACAGGCTTATCTAGTACAACTACTTTAAATGTAAATGCATTAGCGGAAGACTGGAGTATGGGAACAGGTAAATTTTTAGACATACCAGAAACTACTAATGGAGTATCCTGGGCATACAGATCTTACTCAGGGAGCAACGCTTGGACAACATCTGGATTTGCATCAGGGACAACAGGTTCATTTAATTTAACTAAAAACCCAAGCTCAACAGGGGGAGGAGTTTGGTATACAAGTTCACAAGCAAGCCAGAGTTTTAGCTACTACTCAGACTTAGATGTTAATGTAAATGTAACATCAATAGTAACTAACTGGTCCTCAAGTGCATTTCAAAATTACGGAGTAATCGTAAGACAATCTAGTTCACAGGAATTTATAGATAATATTTTAGGTAGTGTAACTCTACAATTTTTCTCTAGAGATACTCATACAATCTACCCACCACAGTTAGAGCTTAAATGGAATGACTATTCTTACAATTCAGGTACATTAGACACATTAACAACATTACCTGCAACTATTTCAATCGCAGACAACCCAGGAGTATTCTATTCCAGTAGTATAAACGTATTTAGAGTTAATGCAAGACCTACATACCCTACCAGGACTTGGCAAACCTCTTCTGTTTACACAGACAACTATGCTCTACCTACAGCATCTTTTTACGCTATTAAAGACTTAGATACCGATGAATACGTAATTAATTTTGACACTACGTATACTAAACTAAGCTGTGATTCAACAGGTAATTTCTTTACAGTATACATGAATGGATTAGAACCGGAGAGATATTATAAAATATTAATTCAAAGTACTATCGGTAGTACGACCATAGTTTTTGATGATGAGTATACATTTAAAGTTGTAAACGGATAATGGCAGAAACAATTAACATAGAAGTAGTAGGGTATAATAGAACAGAATTAAACAACACTATTAATACTACCTTCACTGAATTTGCACCACAAGTAAGCACACCCGCATCTACAGCAGATACTACCTCTATTTCAGTATCTGAATTTTTCGATGCCTACAATACACTTTTCTACCAAATACCAAAAACAGGGGAAACCAACTCACATGAATACCTAGTTAAGCAAAGCTCTGAGTATATTGGAGGTGCTTCTACAAATTTAGAACTAGAAGCACTACAAGCAGAAATAACAAACCTTAGACAAGAGAATTTGCAATTACAAGAAACATTACTTACATTAACCCCAGCACAATAATGGCAACACCAATATTATTACCTATATCACCCCTTAATACTACCGGACAGGAATTAACCCCGACTGATACTAGTAATGTTGCTAGCATAACCTTACAAAGTACTTTTAATGTAGACACCGATATCATCGAAGCTTATGTTTACGATAGTGCAGGTTCTCTTATAAGGAGACTGACGACAGACTACTCTGTTACAAGTGGGAAAGTAGCCGGGAATAATATTACACAATTAAACCTAGATCCAATCCAGGATTTAACACAAAATGGATTCTCACAAGGAAACTACCAGTTAAATTATAATTTTCTAAAAGCGAGCATAGTAAGAAATCCTCTATTCTTTATCTCAGAGGTATCTTCAGATAGAACAGAATTAAGAATAAAAAACTCTTCCTTTACAGAAGCACAGACGTTAGAAACTACCCAGACACTTCAAGCATTATTAAACACCGGAGATCTTTTTAAAGGAATTTACTTAGATTTCGGATCTGATACATTATTACTTGCAGTTAATATTGGATATGATAATAATACAATTCTAGTAAAATTATACGAAGCACTACCGTTCGATTTAGGTACACAGTCTAACTTTAACTTTGTAGAAAAAATATCAGAACCAGTAGCTTACAGTATTGAATATCCCCAAGAGGAAATTTACTTTGATGATAGAGTTTACATACAAGGGCCGAATTTAAATATTAAACTACAACAAACAGTAAATAATTCGACTGAGTTTCAAAATTTTAATACACTGTTAGATGCACCCTCTGTTAGTCTAACAGACCAATTAAAAAGCATTTTAGTAGAGAGAAGAGCAGAACTAAATACTGATTATTCTAACTTTGAAAATTTTATATTCTTCAGTTCCGCAGAACAGAGACTGATTAACTTTTACTACAAAGCATCTCAGATTGAGAACTACAATAATCAAATAGCAACCTTAAATGCAATAACTAACACCGCAGAGGTGTCTGCAAGTAAAGCAATCTACCAAAATGAGATTAATAAAATTGTAACTAATTTTGATGGTTATGATTATTTCCTATATTTCGAATCAAGTTCAACAGCGTGGCCAAAATCTAACTCAGTAAAACCATATACTTTATTCTCAACAGGATCCTCTCAAGTTTTAACCTGGTATGCTGATCAATTAGATTCTGGATCACTATATGATGAATTCAATCAGAATTACATCTATAATATTTACCCAAGCTATATTGCTGAAGATGCCGATAACGATCAATTTAAATTATTTAACGAAGAGGTAGGTCAGATGTTCGATCAAATTTGGTTATACACCAAAGCAATCGAAAATAGACAAGATGGTGATAATAGTCTTTCAGGAGGTATTTCCATTGACTTAGTTGCAGATGCATTAAGATCATATGGAGTAACCCTGTATGAAAGTAATTTCTCAAATGGGGATCTCTATACATCCTTCCTAGGAATTTCA